AACGCCGCCGCTATCGCGGACTGCAAACCGTTACATCCTGTCACCGCAGTCCATAGTCGTTGCTGCATTTCGTCATACTTCACTGCTTTCTCCGCGTCGGTCATCGCTTCGCTCCCCTGGTGAACTGCTTCCGCACCTCTTCGTCTTCCTCGTCGAGCTCTAATCCCGGATGACTGCATATCCCACCTAAGAGATCGGAGACTCAGTTCTACGGTTGTGCCATATTCATCTTTTACAGCAACATCCCAATCGTCAAAGGTGGTCTGTCGAATGGTCACAGAACATTTCTTGCCCTTTATTTCGTAGAGCATGTCATCCCGAACAGATACATTCAGCATTGTCCCTCCTTTAGCCGTTCAAACTCTAGTACCAACCTACGGAGCTACTTCTGTTTCCTCGTCAAGCTCCTGGCCGACTAACGCACTCAGTTTCACTCCCTTAGTTGACGGCAATCTGGCGAACTGTTTCCGTACTTCTACGTCTTCCTCGTCGAGCTCCTGGCCGACCAACGCACTCAGGCTGTCCGGTAACTCTGGGTCGAACCCCACGGCCTCCCTCAACTCTGATATGCTGAACATGTCCAGCGGGAACTTACCCGACGCCATATACATCGCTTCCGCGCGGTCCTTGTACACCTCAGCCTGCTCCTTGTCAGTCAGGTAGAATAGCCGCGGCCACTCGACCTCGTACTCACCACCGCTGGGCGGGGGCAGCGCCTTCACGTCCACAAGCCGGTCGATGAACGCCCTCAATATGCGCGGTTCAGCGAACTGTTGCTGCCTCTCGGCCACCCGCCCAAGCCAGTTCGCCTCGTCCATTGAAGAAGCCAATTCCCCGCGTTCGCTGCCCAATAAAATCCTCTGCGGTATGCCCGTCTTGCCGGATATCAGCGAGATGATCACCGCGAACGCCGGTCCGGGGTCGATGATCTCACCCTTCAACTCCTTGAGTTCCAGACCTTCGGTCGCAAACATACGTTGCAATCCGTGGAGGTAGTTCTGTAACTCCTCCTTCGCATTGGTCAATGCGGTATCGCTGAGTTCGTAGTCCTTCTCGGCCTTGATCGCGTAACCCTTTACCGCTGACTGCCAGTAGCCCTCGGCGGAGCTGCCTACCACCTTGTCGAGGTCTTCAAGGCGGTTATACACCTTCTGTAGGCGCGGTTCGCCGTATACCTCGTTGTCGAGCAAACCCTCGGCGATATGAATCACCCGCGTCCAGTGCACGTTCCTTCCTATACTGGATCCACTCGGCATCCCGATCACATCGCCTAAGTCCAATGAGTACGTCTCCGCATGACCAAAACGTTTATTACTCTTATCGGTGACGAACTTATTGACCTTTGCCAACGATTCACCAAACGGCGAGAGGTAAATGACGTCATTTGGTCCGCTGAGTCTTTCTAGCGGCTGGTCCAGGTTGCCGTCTTTCACGCCGATCAGCATCACGCCGAACTTGCCTATCCCAGCAAGCCGGTCGGCCCTTTCCATGTAGTGGTAAGCCGCGAGGCGTTTCTGTAGCTCGTTCCACGCCTTCATGAACGTCGACTTGCCCTCGGACCCGTCGCTGACAATCGGTGCCTTCCTCCACGTGGTCTTTGCCGGCGCATCGACGATGGTTGAGGCCAACCCTCGCCGGTCGTACATCGCTTGGAAGTGCGTCACGTCTGGGTTTTTCGTGTAGCCGAGCATCGCGTCTACATCCCTGGTCAGGCTGTACTGCATCCCGGCCAGGCGCGACAACGCCGCGCGCTCCCTTATCGCGAGGTTCGCTACCATCTTCTCCAGCTGTTCGTTGGTCGTCTTCTTATCAGATCCGTTTGGCATCGCGTCCCAACCTCAGCCATCTCTCGAACTGGCGTTCCGTGTTGTTGCCTCTACCGTAGCAGTGGTAGAAGTCACGCTGGCAAGCCAGACACAGCGTGGTCCCGTTGCCGACCAGCGTCCTCAGCTTCGGGTTGTTCCCGTAGGTGCAGACATGGTGGGCTACCAACGTCTGTTCGTCCTTGCTACCGCAACGCTGGCACGTGAACGAGTCCTTCTCAAAGACCCTCTTCGTCCACTCCGCCAAGTCGAGGACAGGCTGTAGCAGCTTCATCCGATCATCTTCCCGCGGCTTCTTCGGATCTACTAGGCATCCACACGACTTCGTGTTGCCCGTCTTCAGGCTGTGCGTGTCTACCATTACGTCCTTGCCGCAGTCGCAATGGCACCGCCACACGACGCGACCTTCCCGCCTCTCGTCGGTTGGTTCGATCGCCGTCAGGCGTCCGAACTTCTTCCCCGTTAGGTCAACTCTGTATGCCATCGTTTCCTCCTCTGAGGTCGTTTACTTAATCCACCTTAGCAGTACACGCGCTTCGGTTCAACTACCTCCTTCACTTATGGTTCACCAATCATCCTCTGCCTCAAGAAAAAAGAACGGCTGACCGGGACCAGGCCCGGCCCGACACACCTCGCGGGTGGAATCCGCTGGCGAGAGGGTGTGACATGCACAAATGCCAGCGGCAAGACCCGTGCGCGAGGAATTGGTGATACAGCAAGGGTGCGCCCTTGCCAGTCCGCAGCCGCCCTTCTTCCATGTTATCCCACGGTCGTAGAGATCGCATTTCTCACCGTCTTTTAGCGCCTTTGCGCGATCGGGTTAAAACGCCCTCATCCGCGTTTCGCCGCCGCCTCCCGTCTTGCTATCGCCTCACGTCTTCTCCACACATCCCGGTCGGCCTTCTCGTTGCCCAACAACGCCTCGATCCCGTGGGCAAGCTCGAACTTTACGCGGTATCCGCGATTGAGGCGCGAGTCGTCGTCCTTGCCCTGATACTCCCCGTGGTCGCTCCACAAGTGCATTCCTTCTCGCATCAAAACGTCCTCACCTCACTCTCCTCCCTTCCACAATACCCGCGCTTTCTTCTTCGGCTTCACCAGCGCTGGCCCCTCAACCGTATGGAGGCCGTACCGCAGGCAGTCGGGTAGGTGGTCGTCCTTCTTGATCGGGTTATCGCTCTTCACCTCGCCGGTGACCGCCTCCGTCGGGAAGCTGTACTTCTCCATCTGGTCCACGAAGCACGGACAGCGCCCCCTCATCACCTTTAGACGCCCCTCACGGATGACCCCGGTGACGGTGGCGACACCATCGAGCACGGCGTTGTTGGCCTTCCTGAACGGGCCGAGGCCGTGGTCTTCAAGGTTGGCGACGTCGGTCTTCCTCGACGGGTCGTAGATATAGTCAACGACCGCGCCTTCCAGCTTCTCCTTGATCTTCTCCGCATGCACCCTAGCCGGTTCTACGTTGGTGGTGTAGTGTTCGTTGAATGCGTACCAATCGTTGTCGTGCCACGCAAGGAAAAGAGTGCCGAAAAAGACGCCTGGGTCCACGATCACGTGCACCGGCCAATCGCCGGGGATCTCAAAGGGTTCCACGTAGAGGTGCGTGCCGAACTCTGGGTAGACGAGGCCGAACGGCTTGCAGAACTTTCCGTCGTGCCTCATGTCGAACAGCCACTTCGGCATCGTCCTCTTCGCCCGCTTATACTCCTCCACTGGATACAGCGGGTTGTCGATCGACCGGAACTGGATCACCGCGTAGTCGGGGTCACCGCCCTGCCATGGCAGGAAGATGTCGTTGTAATACCAGCCCATATTGGTCGGGTAGCCGCAGAAGAGGACCGGTCCCTGGTAGTAACCGGTGCGGTTCTGGATAATCGGCCAGATGAGGGCACCCATGTCGGATGGTTCATCGACGATCATCGCCCTTGCATGGTGCCCCTCTATTCGGTGCGGCTTGTCCGCCGAACGCAGGAAGATATTCCCGCCCGTCGGCAGTTCATAGCGCCTCTCGCTGCGGTGGTAGTGGCCGGCAAGCCTCGTTCCTGTATACGCTCCTTCGATCACTGGTAGGAGCATGTCCCTCACCATGTCAGAGGTCCGGCCTAGCGCGATGTACCGCGCACCCTTCCCGTTGCCCGCCTTATGGTCCTTTACGATCTGGTCACTAAGCCACCACGGCGACCACCAAGTCTTCCCCCCGCCGGTTCCACCGATCATCGCGATAAAACGCTTGCCAGCGTCCGCCGCGTCAAGCGTCGACTCCTGGAACGCATGCGGCGTTACCTCAATCGCTTTCGTCTTCGTCTTTGTTTTTCCGGTTGCCATTCCTATGGATGATAATCGGTGCAGCCTCGTCAGCAGGCAGGATCATCACGTCGGGGTTCCTTTGCCACTTCTCACGGTCACGATTGCACAGCCAGAATATCTGTGCCGTCACATCCGGTGCCACCTGCTTGCGTATCGTCTCCATCTTCTCGGCGATGACCTCTTGTTTGCCCTCCACCGTCCTCACCTTGCCGTAGGTGCGGGTCTCCGTGTATTCGTATCCTATAGCCCTTTGGTACAGCGACTGTTCGACGAGGAGGTCGGGAGTTGCCTTGGCGTCTTTTATCGCCTCCCTAAACTCATCGTACCTTGTGATCCAACGGTAGTAGGTGGTCGTGCCAATACCGAGGTTCTCTGAGATCTCTTCGTCGGTCAGTCCAGCTTTCGCCATCCAGTGGGCAAGTTCCGGGTGACGGTCCTTGTCGTATTTCGACGGTCTTCCTGTTCTCGCCATTCAATACTCCTTCCTGTCAATCCAGTCCATCGAGCGCCTTCCTCACCGACAAGGCTATCGCCTCCATCTGCTTCAGCATCACGGCGTTGCCAACCAACCCCCACTGCTGCTTAAAGTTTCCCGTCAGCTTGAAGTCAGCCGGAAAACTGGACAGGCAAAGAATCTCCTCAATGGCTAAGTGCCTGTTCTCCCAAGGGTGAACCGCCACCGCGTACGGAATATGTGTTTTTGTTATCGTCCCAGAGCGTCATTTCGCCTCCTCTCCTTCAGTTTGCTTGCTCCGAATACCGCTGCCATCACCGCGAGGCAGCCAAGCCCCAAAAACGAGTCCCGTTTTTTCATGTCGCCTTACTCGCCTCAGAGTACCACATCGATACGTACCACCTCAGAGTGTCAAGCGTCGCCTTGCGCCTGTCCTCCTCGCCCCACACCTCCAACTCGCTGACAATACCCGGCGTCCCCCAAACCACGAGGACTGTGAAC